GGAAGTCAAAAGCAATACGCCGGGCGCATCCATTGCCCCACCATGCGCGACTTACCCTATGACCCCGGCCATTACGTGACCGAAGCGGAAATTGTGGAAGTCGACGCCTATTGTGAAAACGACCTTGCTGTCCTTGAAGCCCTCTTTGATGCCCTGGCCCCGCAAATTCACCAGCGGGTCGCACTGAGCGCACGCTATGGCATTGACTTGCGGAGCAAATCGGATGCCCAACTAGCCGAAGCCGTATTGAAGCGTCGATGCGAACAGGCCACAGGGCAACGCATTTTTAAGCCGGAAATTGATTGGAATTTGCGCTTTCGTTACAAGGTGCCGCCGTTCATTTCTTACAGCTTGCCACAGCTTCAAAAGGCGCTTGAATTGGTGCGCGAATCCGTTTTTATGCTGGGGCCAAAAGGTACGGTCGAAATGCCGCCACAGCTTGAAGGTTTGCTTATCACGATCAACCAGTCGACCTATAAAGTGGGCATTGGCGGATTGCACAGCCGGGAAGAAACCATTGTCCACCGCTCCGACGAAAATTGGGTTTTGCGGGACAATGATGTCGCCAGCTATTACCCGTCGTTGATTCTCAATTCTGGCGAATGGCCCCCGGCACTTGGTCAAACCTTTTTGCAGGAATATGAGGCCATTAAAAACGAACGCCTGGCCGCCAAAGAGTTGCAAGGTAAATTGAAGAAAGCCGGACGCACTGAGGGCGAAGAATACGAAGACGCGAAGGTCGGCAACGAAGGCGGCAAGATTATGATTAACGGCACTTTCGGCAAGACCGGGAGCCCGTACAGCGTTCTATTTGCGCCGACCATGTTGATTCAAACCACAATCACGGGGCAATTGTCCCTTTTGATGCTGATTGAATGGCATGAAATTTACGGCATTCCGGTTATCAGTGCGAACACCGACGGCGTCGTTATCAAGTGCCCCCGCGACAAAGTGTCCGTGAGTGAAGCCCTGATTGCCGAATGGCAAAAGCGCACGGGGCTGGAAATGGAAACAGTGGAATATAAGGCGGTCTACTCCCGTGACGTGAATAATTATTTTGCCGTGAAGACCGACGGGGAAGTGAAGCGCAAAGGGGAATACAGCACGGCCGGGCTGGTAGAGAAAAAGAACCCCGACGTCGAGATTTGCGCGGACGCCGTGGCGGAATTCTTGTCGAAGGGGACACCCGTTTTTTACACCATTGCGGCATGCCGGGACATTCGCAAATTCGTAACCATCCAAAAGGTCAACGGCGGCGGCGTGAAAATGTGGGGCGAAGGTCCGCGCAAGGGCGCCAGGGTCATGGATATGGTCGGCACGTTGCAGGCGTGCGGCTGGGTCAAAGAGGGCCGAAAGTGGCGCAAGGGTGACAGTGTGACGGACGCGACCACAGCTTACGGCGCATGCTTCCAGCCGCAAACGCCGGAATACTTGGGCAAGGTGGTGCGCTGGTATTACAGCACCCAGGCGCCCGGCCCTATCGTCTATGCCAGCAACGGCAACACCGTGTCGATATCCTACGGCGCCCGGCCGTGCATGAACTTGCTGGACCAATTGCCGGATGATATCGACTATGCGTGGTACACATCCAAGGCCGAAGCGATGTTAAAAGATATCGGGTTCTATGCGTTGACATAGGTAAATTATTGATCTATACTTGCCCCATGAATTCAAAAGCCCGCCTTTACCATCTTGTCGCCATCAATGAAAAGACCGGCAATAAAGTTTATTTGACTCGTTACCCAACGTCGCATGCTCAGTGCATGACCATGAAGAGTAAGCAAAGCGACCGCGTGTCGTATGTCCGCATTCAAGTTGAAGAGGTTTAACCCATGCTCAAATTCAAAATTACAGTCGACGGCCATGAATATGAAGGCGTCTTTAACCACAGTTGCGACGCGGTCATTGATGCCGTCGAACGCTTCCCCGGTGCCCGCCGCATCGGCGTAAAGCCATGCTAAGTTTGCATCCCGGCCTTATGGCGTCAATGGATGACGACCACTTAATCCGGGTGCTTGAGTGCGAACCGGCAATTATGCGGACGCCCGCCGAACTTGAATTGATTAAGCGGCTGGAAGCGGCCCTTGATGAATTGGCCGAACGCCCCGAAGCCGGCGCAATTGATGCCCGCGTAACGGAAGCAATCGCCCAATACCCGGAAGAGGATTTTTTAGAAAAGCTGGCCGACCGGGTCTTTGAACTTGGCGAAAAGCTCCGGGGCGACAACAAAGCCGAAGCCCACGCAATCGCCAAAGAACTTACCGAACTTGGGCAAACCGTAGCGAATGCCGCGGCCTATGGTGCCGACGAATTGAATCAGATACTTAACCCAAAATAGGAGAAATGACCATGTGTAACCAGAATTGCAACCAAGGGCGTAATTGTGCATGCGGCCCGCGCTGGGTGCCAAAGTGGCATTTTTGGGCGGCGCTTGCGGCCGTGGTGATTGTTGCGGCATTGACGGCCACGGGGGCGCATGCGTCGTGCGTCAGAATCTCCGCGGACGGTACGGAAGGCCCTTGCCCTGTCCAAGTACAGCGGGAGCCCGTGGCGGCCCCACAGCAGGCCAGCGCGAACCCTTGCCAACTTGGCGGCATGCTGGCTTATGAAGCCTATTTGCGGGCCACCCCCGACGCCATGTGGCCGTCGGCAAACCGCCTGCATTACGCCGTCGATTATTTGGGGGACATGATGGTCGCCAAACATGACCGGGCGGTCGCTCACAAGGGCGTCGAAATAATCGCAATCAGGCTGCAGGCTACAGGAATGCGCAAACCGTGGGAAGGTGCAGCCTATGAAGTGGCGCGGGAATTTATCGTTAAGGAGTGCAACAAGTGATTTGTAAAAATGCCGCCAGCGGTTGCAATTACCCGGAAGGGGAATGCTTGGGAATTTGTTTAAATAAGGGGCTTGAAGTGATTTTGAAACCTGGAACAAAAATAACGTGCCGCGAAACTCGCGCCGACTTCTTTGTGGCGCAATCCGACGCCACGCTCACACTCTACAGCGGCAAAAGCGGCAAAGGTGAATGCAAAACGGAACACCTGGCCGCCGAATTTGTCATTGATGGCGAACCCGCGCAAGCCGCGTCGGTGCTGGATACCCAAGTCGACGGGGACCATTACAAGAAATTGGGCGCCTATCAGCCGTGGGAAGTCTTGCGCCGTTGGCTCACGCCCGAAGAGTTCCGAGGGTACATGAAGGGTACTGCGATTGCGTACCTGGCGCGGGAGCAAGACAAGGGGGGTCTGGTGGATATCAAGAAAGCCACCCACACGCTGCAGGGCCTTGCCGAATTGATGGGGGCTGAATAATGGCCGCCCGCGAATCCGCCGCAATGGTCAAAGCCCGCGCAATGGTTATGGAACAGGGTGTAACACCCTATGCCGCGGCCGCCAAAGTTGGTTTGACCCGTTCCGCCATTTACATGGCCCCTTGGTATAAGGCGTGGAAGCTGCAAGAGCAAACGCGCAATTGTAAGGATTACCCAAAATGATCGTCGGCGCCCTCTTGCTTCTTTGGTTGCTGGCGGGCGTCGTGGTTGCCCAACTCTTCCGAATCAATCCGCCATGAAGCGCCATAACTGCCAGGCCCGCCAGTATGGCGACCAGATGATTTGCGCCCCGTGCGGGCTCAATTGGGACGTCAACGACCCGGAGCCGCCGGAATGCCGCAAGGTCGACCGGCGCTTGAAGGTTACAAAAGATGCCGTGAAATTTGAAAGCAAACCCCGCGAACCGGGGCGGCTTCCCGATACGCTCCCGGACGACGTGGTCGCGGAAATGGTCAAGACTTACCAGGTCAATGGCGGCCACAGGGCGGGCATGCAAGCCGCTTACCGTTTGTTTTTGGATAGGGTAGAACCGTGAGAACTATAAGCGCCGTCGCGGCAATTGTGGTATTGCTGGCAGTCTTGGGGGTGGTCGGAAAAATGGACGCCGATAGCGCCCAAATTGATGCCGACCATTATTGCGAAATGGTCAAGGCCGGGCACTGGCCGGACTATCAGGGGGCATACCGGCGCGAATGCTTGCCGCCCAAGATCGTGCCACGTTGAGCCCTACGGCGTCCGTGTCGCCTTCGTCAAAGAGTCCCGAAATTCCCGCGTCAAATCGCTGTAACGCTTGCTCAAGCTCGGCCCGGTCGAAGCAGGCAAGGCCAGGACTTCGGGAACCGGCGGGGGCGGCGGGCACGATACGGCTACCGGCACGGGCGTCGCGCAACCGCTTATTGTCAGCAAGCACGCCAGCCAAAGTAATTTGATATTCATGGTCGGAATTCTCCTTTATCCGTTTGTCTTCGGCCGCTTTCGCTTCGGCCAACTTCTTTGCGGCGTCCCCTTCGGCCTTCACCGCGCCGACGAAGCCGTCAAACCGCGCTTGTGTGGCCGCCAGGCGTTGCCCCTGCACCCACCACGCCCCGGAGCCACCAAAGGCCAGCCCAAGCGCAAAGAGGGCCGCCAGCGCCCAGGGATTGCCGACAATCAGCTTCCACATAGTCAAGCCTCTTTGCTGGCTGTCAGTGCCGTGGTGGTGATTACGCGCAACATTGCGTTAATCACGGGAAGACCGACGGCAATGATGGCGTAAAAGTTGCCGGGCAAATAGGGTTGCAAAAGTCCGGTGCCAGCTTCAAGGGCCACCAGGGCGGCCACAATGACGTTGACAATGATGGTTTTCGATTGATACCAGGGTTTCACGGGTAATCCCTCCAAGGAAGTTGATAATGCGGGCCGTCTTTAAAACTCTTCCAATCGCCGCCCCATTCAATGGGCACGCCGACTTCATTTGCCGCCCGTTTGACGGCTGCGGCAATCTTGTAATAAAGCGGCCAATCCCAACGGACTTCCCCGCCAATAAACGCCCCCAAATCAACCGCATGGCCGGTAAGGTGCCGACTTTTGAGCGTGGTAGTGGCGCCGGACTTCAATAGCTCTTGCTGGCGCTGGATGGTTCGCAAACCTTCCAGCACTGCGAAGTCGACCGGCGTGATTTGAATGGCACGCTCAACCACTTTGACCAAATCAGGGTGGACGCCTTGAAGGCATTGCCGGGAGCGGTCGCCAAGTGAATAGGTCATTTGTCAGCCTTCCCGTCTAGTTTGTCTTCAATGCGGTCAAGTTTTGCAAAAATCGCTTTTGATAGTCCGTCGAATTGCTCCGTGCGGACATACCCACCAGCCACCAGCACTTTAAGGTCGCCAACTTGGGAACTTAGAACCTTGTCGGCCTTTTCCAAATCCTTGACGGCTTCCCACATGGCTTTCATCCACCAGCCACCCAGCACGCCAACGATTGCAAAAAGCACGTTAAATAATTGTTGGTTATCCATGATTACCCTACCTCTGCTCGATAAATTAGTTGACCTCTGACTTCAAAAGTCGTACCTGATGCGCATATAGGTAATATTTTCAAACTTGAATAAAATCCAAACCCGATTTTAAAATGCAATGGGCTTATTCCGTTGAATTCGCTTGAATTTGTAATTTCAATTTGTCCGCACAAATAACCCTCAGATTCGGGCTGATACGGAAAGCCGCCGTCGATTAGAATAAGATCGCTATAAGTTATTGCTCCGGTGATTGTTAGAGTTCCAATGAACTCTATAAAAACTTGCTTTCCAATTTTTCGATATAGGCTTTCTTGCGCACCGAAAGTCAAAGTCGTGAAATTTGCACTACGCATTGTTAGCGGACAATTCCCTGTCCGATAGCCCGAATTGAAAGTAGCGTCGGTGTTAGACAATACGGTTTCTGAAAAATCATTAATGTCGACAATGGAATTCGTTTGCAAGTCATGTAAATATGAACCGGCGACCCCATCCAAATAGTTTCCGTGTGATGTGCAACCTTGCGCGTTACCCCACAAAATAGCAGCACCGGCTATATTTCTATATGTCCAGTTACCGTGCAAATTTACCCCGCGTGCTGGCAAACCGTGCGTCCTAAAGTCAATATCAACATTGTTGTATTCAAAATACGAACACACATCTAAGCCCGCCCCACTGAGGGTAAGTGCTTTACCGGAAAGACCTTCAATTAATGTCCAAAACTTACCTTGCCTTAGGTTTCTAATGTCAAAGCCGTGTTCACCTTGTTCATACATTCCGCCGATTACATCAATGTTGTAACCCTCAAAAGCTGACACAAATTTCCCAGCCCAGCCGCGGGCCTCATTGAAATAGAAATAGATGGATTGAATATAACCAGTCGGATGGCTAAGGCATGCAATGTCTACGAATGAGCAATTGCAAAACATTGTCCGCAAGAACTTGCGGCCATCCAGCACATGCGCCAGCAATGTTTCACTTGATGCGACAAAACGCACACCTTGGAAATTAATTAGCTGCGATACGGGAGTTGAAACGTAAGGTAATGACGAGTCAAACATATTCATCGTACTGTCTACGATGAAACCGCCGCTCGAATGTGAATACACGCTAAACCATGATGCTTTAGAAGGGTCGTCTACTAGTCTGTCGATATTAACAGGCGTAGCCAATCGGTAAAGCCGCGGCGTTAAAACATCATGATTATTGGAAATTGCATAATCTACGCACAATTGAACAAATGGCGAACAATTGACGGTTGTTATATCAGTTCCGGGAGGAATAAAGTCGTCAACGCTGACGGACTCTCTGCCCTTATCGTTTAAGGTGCGAACTTGGGAACCCGGCACGTTTTGATTAAACGAATTGTTATTGTAAATATTGGTGGAATCACCAAATATCGCATTAGTCCCACGAATTAGCGATACACCAATTCCAGCAGCAGTTTTTGCCGTGATTGAATAATTACCAGTTGCGTTATTTATAATAACCCAAGCACCTTCGATATTGGGAAATATCAAATTTAGATTGGCCGTAAGCGTTCCAGTTATAACAATAACAGGCTTACCGTATTGTTCGGGCGTTAGGGTGACACTTGAACTTGCCATAGCCACCGTTGCGACGCCGCTTGTGTAATCAGGAACCCAGCCAGCGGCCGCGGCGCCCGCACTTTCGGGGTCAGTCACATTGTTTTCAGCCGTATTGAACCAATAACCAGTGCCGTCGGAACGCATGATGCGAGCGCCCTTTGGGTATCCGCCGACGTTCGTGTCAGCCGCAAAAGTTCCGTCAAACGGATAGCCGCCGCCAGCATTGGCCCAACGGATGATTGCCGACATTTCGTAAAGAATGCCGTTCATGTCCAGGCCGGAAGGGGGCACGCCGCCCGCCGCGATCGGGGTTCGAGTCAGGGGCGGGAAGCCGTCCGTAAGGGATGCGGCCCCGGCGGTAATGCCGATTTGTGAAGCGACCGGGATTGTGCTTTTTCCGCCAGCGTTAGCGAAGGGCAAAACCAATTTGCCAGGAATGTTAGATAGTTGCATTGATAGCCCCTTGTGGAATGAATACGCCTTGCCCGAACGGTGCGGCCGACGGGCCAGCTTCCGAAAAACCGAAAAGGGGTAAGGCGCTATTGAACATTGAAGACGCAACCCCAGCCGGACGCGGTAAGGCTCCCGATTGCGTGATAATAGCAAATTCGTAGGTCGTTAGGTCAAACTCGAACGTGTACCGCATAGCCATACCGCCCATGTCATTGACATAGCAGCGGCCCCGGTCGCCAAATAAATTTTGCAAAAGTTGATTCAAAGTCGGCGCATTTGTGGCTGAAATGTTCGCCAGCGCCTTGCATAAAATCAACTTTCGATAAGCGTCGTCAGCTAAAAAGTAAGTTTGCGAAACGGGCGGGATTCCGTCATAAAACGGGGCTTCGTTGAACGGTTTGGCTTGCGACCCGGCCTCATTGAATCCAAAATTCAAAAGCGGCGGCGGAATCAAAAGAGTGCGGGCAATATTGACAATTCGGCCCCAAATGTCCAAGCCGAAACCTTGGGCGGTTTCCACATTCCAAACGAAGTCGAAAAACGTGTCGAAGTCCGCCCGCGGGTCAATATACTGGTCCATATTACGGACCAATTGCGTAATTGTGGCGCTGTTGCCGTATTGGCTGATTATGGTTTCTTCGACGTTAATCATGGTCAGACCAGCGTAACGGAAATATCGGAAACACTCAAGGTCGGCTTTTGGTCAATCCCGACCGCTACCTGGCTCAATGTGGGGGTGCTGGTGCCAATCAGAATGCTGATAAGGGACACGTTCGGGGCTACGCTCACGACCGCGCCATAGTAGCGGCTGGCAAGTATCAAAGACCCCATGCGCTCCCGTGTCGTGCCGTCGGCCCCGTTAAACCGCGCAATGATGGCGTCTTGAACCAATTGAACGATATTCGACGGCAAGCTGGCGTCGTTGACCAATTGCACGGCAAATTTAACGGGAAGGGCCGCGGGGCGTTCAAATTTGACAGTGTAAGTCGGTTGCGGGTAGTTATAGCCGCTGGCGTCAGTGACTACGACGGACGTGTTGCCGTTGTAATCGCACCCGGTATCCTTTTTGCGCCAGATTGCGGCGGCAATGTCCGCGTCGGTGCCACCCACGACGGCCACATAGACCGAATGCGGAAGCAAAGGATAATTGGTGCTTCCCGTCAGGACCGTGTCGCCGCTGGGGTTGTCCTTGACATAGACGTCGAGCACGTCAGTTAAGGCGAACACTTCCGCGTAAATGGCGGTCGGTGTCCCCTTGCCGTTCAATGCGACCGAATTCTTCCGCCGGTATTCAAAGTCGGCCCGGCTTTCAACGTCCTGGCCCATGGTGCCGTCGGCCGCGTTCGTGATTGCGTCCCAGCCCGGCACGGCTTGATAAACTTGGGTCAAGGTTCCGGCCGCGCACGGAATGGGGCCATTTTCAATATTTTGGAATTCGGCGTCGACGGTGCCAGTGGGGCCAATTGTTGCGGCGCCGGAAGCGGCGTAAGTGTTCCCGCTGGTGTCTTGGGCCAAAGTTCCCGCGGGAATGACCGTACCCACCAGGCCGGTAAGTGTGGCCGTCACGGCGGTCGGCGTGGCTGGCTTGCGGGTCAGAAAGTAAATGCGCCCGATTGCGTCCTGAAAACGGTCGGCGGAATATTGGGGGTCGACTTGATTTATGAAAGTTGCAATTTCGTTATTTTTGTCAGCAATAACGGCGGCCTGGCTTGAAGCAAGTTGCCCTTGCGGAGTCTCAAGCGCCGGGTTTAGCCCGCCACCGAATGCCGCATTCATGTCGGCCTGTACGCCCGCCAATACGTCAGTTTCCGCCGGAATGACCAAACCAGCGGCCGTAAATTGAATTTTTGGTACTGCGCTGGATGCCATCATTGCCCCTTAGAAGGTCACGCCGTTGGCGGTTCCTGTTTCGTCAATAAATTGAATTTGTCCGGTAATTTCGCGGGCGTCGAATGCCGAAATTATACATTGGGCAGTCACGACGCCGGGGACCGTCAAGGCCGCCTTTTCAATGTAGCCGGTCAGCAGGGACGCGGGCGGTAAGTGGCCTAGAACGTCCTCAAAATACGGAATGCCCTTGGTCGTCGCATACCACAATTCACCCAGGAACAAGCGCACGGCGCTGGCAACGTCTTGCGCCAGGGCGTAAGGGGGCGTCGCCATTGCGATATTTCCGGCGCTGTCAATGACCAAATCCCATGCGGATTGATCTAGTAAAAGTGTGTTGTATTGCGTCATGTTGGGGGTCCGCTGTTGCCGCCGCCAGGCTGCACGCCCGAATGGGTATGATTATGAACGCTTGTGCCCTGTGCTGTCACGTCGCCCGTCACGTCCATGGAGCCGGAGAATTGCGCCGCACCCCCGCCAGTTTGGGAAATGGTGCCGTTTAGGACCGTGGCGCCGTTGACCGTGAATGTTGGGGTCGTGACCGTGGTCGACGTGGTGCCGTTGATTTCCACAGTAGCCGCGTTCAATTGGATATCGGGGGCGTCCAGCACCACAGCGACCGGGGAATGAATCTTGATGCCCGCGGCGCTAAATTGGACGTACTGCGTCGGGGTGCCGTTAAGCATGCCGCCCAAGTACATGCCGTCGGAAAAGCTGTATTGCCGGAAGCTGCCCGGATTGCCTTGTTTCTTGGTCGCCTTGATCTTGGAAATATCACGGGAAGCGAAAACGCAAACGCCAATATCCCCTTTTTGCGGGTCCATGATGATGCCATTGGCGCCGCCCTGCAGCCGCAAGTACGGGATATTGTGAATGGTCACATGGGGCGTCGGGTTGCCCTGGCCGTCCAATTGATTGACCAGGGGCGTGACGTCGACCAGGCCCACCGGAGACAACGCCCCGGCGTTCGTGCATGATTCAACGCGCACCAGGGTCGCGGTTTGCATCTTCGACAAAGCCTGTTGCACCATGAAGGCGACATTGTTGAATTCCCCCCAAGTGCTGGAAGGCTTCAATTGCCCGCTTGGGATGCCGTTAGCGTCCGACATTGTGTGCCCCTCTATGTGTCAGCAAATAGGCCATTGCCTCAAAAAGTGTATATTCGTTGTCTTTGGCAAGGCCCAGCATTACGTTACAGCAAGCGCACAAAATCCCGCGAACCTTCCCGGTCGCATGACAATGGTCGATATGCCAACCCGCCGGGCTTCCCGGATTAGTTGCTTTGCAAATAGCGCATGAATTGTTTTGTGATTCGAGCATCAAATCATATTCTTCAACGGTAATTCCGTACTTAGTTTTTAATCGCCAGTTACGTTTTAACGCTGATTGTGCAGCCTTATTTTTCAACCCATATGCCCGCGCACGTTCCAAATCGACTAATTTTTGTTCGGGCGTCCGATTTGCGTAATGTTTGGCGTTATGCTTTTTGGCATTGGCCTTCTTTTTATCTTGGTCTTTGTACGCCATGATTTCACCTCACCACGGCAAGTCCGACCGAATTGCCACGAATCGAAGAGAACCAGGCGCCGCCCGGCTTTTCCGATTCCAGCCTATGGTTGACCGAAGTAACAACCCATTCCCCGGCCGCCTGTTGCACGTCGGTTTCCAATTTGATGGAACCGCCGAAGGTAACGGCCGGATTGAATAGGGTTTGAAAATTGACGCCCACGCCATCAAACGTCGGATAGCCCACCAGGCCGGACGCTGGCGATATTAGAGGGATGATTACCTTGCGCGGGACATTCGGGGGCGTGATTGCCAAAATCTTGTCGTCAAGGTACAGGTCGCACCCGGCGGCCCGCGCAAGGTCTTTGGCCTGTTCCATGCCGGTATTGGGCAAATAAACGTCGGTCAATTGCGTGGTGACGCCGTTATTTTCAAAGGTGTAGCCCAGGTCGCGGGCAATTTGCGCCATGACCGAAGCCACGTCGACGCGGCCCTTGAAACTCCGGGGCGGGATGGCCTTCAAGGCGTTGAAGAATGCTGATTGCGCCTGAATGTGTAAATACACGTCCGGCATGCTTTGATAATCGGCCCAGGCGTTGACGATGTTCCCGGCGAACACCAGCGTTTCAGCGGCCCCGTCGATGGCGAACACTTCCACGGTGTTGGGAATCAGCGTGCCGGGCTTCCATTGCAACGTCGTAACGCTGTTCATGTCGACTTGCTTCACGCCGAAAATTTTAGCGCGTAGGGTGCCCATCATCATGCCCCCAGCCTTTTCGATATCGGCAATTGCGCGAAACCCTTGCAAGGTGATTTGGTCATTGTCACTTGAGCCGAATTTGCCGGTTCCCAGCGTGACCACGAAGCGCAATTGCTTTTTGCTGTCAAATGAGGGCATATTCTTCCGCCGTCAAATAGACCAAAGAAAAGCGGTCGCCCAACCCAGCGTAAGCCGGGTCGTCGCTGCCTTGGGTATCAATAAAAAGCAAGTTTCCAGCAAAGCCCGTATATTCACGGCACACCAGCGGCACGGCGTCGCGGGCAATCACGCTGGTGACGATATCCACACCGTCCGCATTTATGTCGACAAAAATCCCTTGCGGCTTTTGGTTAATCAAAATTTGGCAATTCTGGCCACCCAAAACAACTTTGGTCGATTGGGACGGTACGGGCTGTAACGGTACGGTTTGCATTATTTAATCAACCCTTGAAGGTATGCCCCGGCTTTGTCCGCCAATGCCGGTATTTTGTCTGCCAGGCTCTTGAGTGTGGAAGCCTTCGGCGTTTGGGCTTGCACCTTACCATTGTCGGCTTGAGGCGTGGCGCTGGCGTCCTTTGGCTTGTCGACTTGCCCCTTGTTCGATTGGGCATAAGAGGCCGAAACCTGGCGGATTTCCTTCAAGGTGATTTCCACAATCAGCAGGGTCGCGCCCTTGTTGCTCCGGCGCTGGTAGTTGTACCGTTCGACGCTGTAATTGATGTAAGTCACTTCCGGCGTTACCACGCTGTAAAGGTCCGTCGATTTGCAAGCGGTGTCGATGGCTTCCAAAAATGTGCGCCGGTTTTTTTCGCTGCCAGTGAGGCACAGCGTAACCACGGGCGACGCGGGAGTTTCGACCTTGTTGTAGCTGGCGAAGCTGCCACGCTCAAGCGGGAAGTCGCTTACGCGGGTTTCTTTGGAATAATCCACGGCGCCGGTCGATAGGGTGGAGCCCAGCCCGGCCGCGTCCAATGCGTTGCCAATGAGGCCCGAAAATTTGGCCGGGTCGCCCAGGGCCTTGCCTTTGCTGTCAAAGATACCCCAGCGGGTTTGCACTTGGAAAATGCGCCATAGCATGCCCTGCAGCAACCCCAGGCCAGCGCGGGCCGCCGGGGGGAAATTGGGCGAACGTGGCAAAGCCGGAACGCCTGGCAACTTGGGCACGTCAGGGAAGGGGATAAGCGCCATATCAATTCAGCCCGTAATTTGCTTGAGAGGTAAAGAGGTAATCCAGCGACTTGCCCATGTCTTTGGCAATACCGTTCGCATCCGTGGCCGCCGAATAAACTTTGACCTCCCCAATGTGGGTTTCAACGCTTCGACTCCCAGCCCCAGGGGCGCCCGCAAGGTTGCCTTGTGCAACTTGACCAGCACCAGCCCCGGCGGCCGCCTGAGAGGCCCCAGGCACGCCCCCAAGCATGGCAAGTGCCATTTGCCCGCGCTTCGCGGCTTCACCGGCACGGTCGGCCGGGCGTTCGTAGTGCATTGACACGGCGGCGGCCGCGTCGGCAGCGTTGCTTGTCCCGCGCAATTTGGCCCCGGCGCCGCGCTCATTGCCTTGCGTCAATTCGTAGTGCATGAAGGCCATTTGATCTTCAAGCGTCGACCCTTGAATGGGCTTGCCAAATTTCTTTTGGAATTCAGCTTGCCGGTCGGGGTGCCATTGGGCGATGCCGTAAGCCTTGCCGTTGTCGCCCACAGCCCCAGCATTGAAAGCCGATTCCCGTTTGATATTGGCCGCCAGCCCGGCCGCTTGCTCACGCGACCAGCCTTGGGCCTGAAAATAGGCCATGGCGGCTTGTTCTTGGTTCGACGCACCCTTACCCCCAGCCGCGGGAGCTGGTGCTGTGGGGGCTGGCGTATCACCGGGCTGCAGGCCGACGCCGGGGATACCAAAGAGCGCCGCCTTTGCTGCAATCTTTGCGCCCGAAAAATCCCCTTTTGCAAGTGAGAAAATTGCGTCCGCAACGGCAACGGCACGAACCAGCATGTCGACAAGCAAGTCTTTAAGAAATTTAAGGCCAGTGGTTGCCCCTTTAATGCCGGGCTCCCATTTTGCCCAATCAATAAGGGAGTCGCCGCCGCGCTTGAAGGTTTGGTAATCCTGCCATAGTGCGGCAATTGCGGCGGCCAGCGCCAGCACGGCAACCACAGTTAAGTTAATGGGGATAGTAGCCGCCGCAACGGCGCCAAGACCGACCGCAATGATGGTCAAAAAGGTTTGCACGAACTCTTTGTTTTCCTGCATCCAGGCGCCAAAATCAGCCATGACCGCAAAGAATTTTTCAATCGCTGGCATTGCGGCCGACAAGATTTCGCGCCCGAAGGCTTCAAAACTTTGGCGGCTATCGGTCATTGCCAATTTGAGGCGGCTTGATTCTTCAGCCTGTTTCTTCGTGACGGCCCCAAATTCCTTTTGCCGCTTAATCATCAATTCGACTTCGGAACGCCCCTTTAACAAAAGTTGCATTGTTCCTTGGTCAAGGCCCATCATGCGGCCCATGTTGTTGGCCGTGGTGCGGTCCATTTTGCTGAAACGGTCGGACAGTTCCAGCAGTAGGTCGTTGACGGGTTTGGCTTTCCCTTGGGTGTCCGCCAGGCTCAAGCCCAGCGCGGAGAAATAGGGGATAAGGCCGCTTTGCCCGGTAAGCTGCAATTCCGTTTGCGACTTACTGAGCATGTCCATGGTGCCTTGAAGCCCATCAGCGGAGCCCCCGGCAAGTTCGGCCGCATTGGACCAGGCGGACACGGTTGCCACGTTGGCACTGAGATTTTGCGAAAGGCGGTCGAGGGCGGCGGACGATTCGACGGTTTGTTCAATGAACCGCTTAACGGCCATGGTGCCGCCGATAATTGCCAGGAATTTGGTCGCGCTCTTGGCTACGTTCTCGAAACCTTCGGCGCCGTCCTTGCCCGTTTTCTTGAGCTTTCCGCCGGTCTTATCAGCTTCGGCGCCGGTATCCTTGAGGCCCTTGTCGACCTTGTTCTTACCCGCGCTAAATTCCGAAGAATCTAGCCCAAGTTTTACAAGCAAGCTGTCGATGATTGTAGCCATGTGGATTATTCCCGGTTCGCCAAAGCGTTATTGTAGTCATCTACCGTTATGACTTCCAGCATATCGTAGACGTCTTGCACCCCATAAACCGTATCCAATTCGTGCAGCGTTGCCATGCGTTTGGAAAGCAACGTGCCGATAACGGCCGAAAGATTCAAGTATTCCGCGAACCCTTTTTGCGGGCCGCCGCCGGGGAGCCTTCGGAGATTGAGGGGGCGACGGCCTTCAAAAAACCCGTGTGTAATTTCCACACTTCGGCGCGAATCTTTACGCGGGTCGAAATTTCTTCAATGTCCTCTTCAATCAGATTTCGGACAATGTGGGTTTTGCTGGGGTCCGGCATGATTTGAACACACGACCACATTTCAGCAAGCAGTGGTTCCGCGACTTCCCACTTGAGGCCGGACAGGGCGCGAATGCCGACCTCTGCCATACCGGCCATGCCCATGCGGTCAAAACCTTCCGGGACTTCGACGCCGCTTGCCATGAGGGCCAAAAGCGCCCGCATTGCCCAGGATTCCGCCCGGCTGGCTGGCAGTTCGGTTAAAACGAAAACCTTACCGTGGTCGCGACCTTCGTCTTGAATGGTGCAATTTGCTGTCGTGCGTGCCATTGTGATACCTCTCCGTATCGTGATTCCTCTCCCGTGGTGTAAGGTGCCCCCGGCGTGCTTCGGGAGAGGGCAAAGCGGCTTTGTGGGCCTTGCCGGGGGCTAACTGGTGCGCCTGTTACAGCAGCGAACGGTTCACGCTTTCCCAGGTAATGACGTAATCCACGGGCTGCAGGACTTTTTGCGCGTCCGGGATTTGCTTTGCATTCGTGAGAATGCCGCGGGTCAGCGTGAAAGATTCGCCGGTCGAAGGCAACGCGATTGAACCGGAAATGTAGAACACTTCCCGCGCCGTCTTCATTGCCTGAATCAGTGCGGTGAAAATGTCCTTGCTGGGGCTATCGGCCTGCAGCGTAACGGTTTGCTTCGTCGGGTTCGGAATGAAACCGGCGGTCATGCGGCCGTCGACGCCCATTTGAACTTCGGCCAGGTCAATGGCTTCCGTGGTGAAAGCCTTGTCGCTGGCGTAGCCGCGAAGCTGCACCGGGGCCGGGAACAAGCCCGCGACCACGATGGTAAAAACGCTGTTCGCGCTGGTGATTGTGGTATCAGCCATGATTGTTCCTTACATGATGTCAATGGATGCGACGTTGATCTTTTGGACCGCGCCGCCGTCGGTGTACCAAAAGTTGATTACCGGCGTTCCGCGATTGCCGCGCACTTGCGCACCAGGGTCGAGAATTTGCAGGTAATAGCCTTGTTGCTCAATGATGGTCGACACGTCCAAACCGGCGGCCTGATTCACTTGGGCTTTTTGCGATGCCGACATGGTAATGCCGGTGCGAATGCTGCCAAAG